AGCCTTCAGGTGTTCTAATTCCACGTGTTTTATCAATAATAAAAGATTCAACCATGTAAACTCCATTAACTTGTCTTTCGCTATCGTGCATCATGTTTACGTTATGGGTATAACCTTTTTTGAAAAATCGTTGTGCAATCTTTTCAATTTGCTCTTTGTCAAATACTACATAGTACTCACCCATTTCATCTTTGCGATAAATAGGTAAATCGGATATCATAAGAGCACCGCTAATCATTCTTTTTTCTTTATCAGCAAAGAATTTAAATTGTGAACTCATGTTTTTATTTTCCCATTTTGCATAACAAATAGCGGTTGCCTGTTCCTGCTCTTTTCCAGCTTCTATTTCAACCGATATGCAACGAGAAACAAATTCATCTTTGCTTTCATTTGCTCGTGGTTCTGCAACCATTTCTGATTCTTTAAATGCAAACCAGTTTTTCTCTATGGCTGGTTTGTCGACCAATGCGATGTATTCAACTCCTAATTCATCGCTTTCATCTATTACTAATTTGTATACAGGTAATTCCATTATCCTATTTTTGATTGGTTACTTAATTTATTTACTCTATCGGTTACTGCTCTACTTTCGCTTTCTACTACATACGCCTTTACAGGTTGCATTTCTCTATTGCCTTGACCAGCTACACTACCATCGGGATTTAATTGTGTAACATTATTTTGAGCTGTAAGTCCAGGAGCTTGTACTCCGCCACCACCTTGTGAGAATGTACCTAAGTTAGAAGCTCCGCCCCCTGTTGATGGTGTTGCACTTGACTTGAATTGTGTTTTAGCAATTGTTGCTATCCTTGCAACTCCAGTCGCTATTGCTATACCTGCAGCAATAGCTGCTCTTATTGGTGCATCAGGTGTTGGTATTGTCATTTGACTTGCATAAGCACTTGAAGCTGATTGATACGTTTCAATTGTAGCTATTGCAATGCCTGCTGCCTTTTTTACTTCAAACGCTCTTTTTTGACTTGCCTCATCTTGACCTGCAAATGCATCAGCTAAACTATTAATTGCTGTTAATCCTTGTTTTGTTAATTCTACTTTTTGTTGTTCTGCTGCTAATCTATCTTTTAATTCTTGTTCTGTTCTTTTTTTTCTTTCTTGATATAATTTATATTCAAATTCATCATTTTGTTTAGCATTTAACTCAAATTCATCCTGTATTAATTTTTGTCTTTTTTGTTCTTTTAGTCGAGCTTCTTCAGCCATTGCATCGGATTGCTCTTGACCTATTTTTTCCCAATCAATAACTTGTTGTATTTCTTCTTTAATTAACTTTTTTGCTTCATTACTTGCTGTTTTATCAATTTGATTTATTTGTAATTGATAACCAGCCCTTTGATTTATTAATTCTTTTAAAGACTTTTCGCTTTCTGCTAATGTTTTTTCAGCATCAGCTTTTACACTTTCAGGATCAAATAATAAATCACCAACAGTCTTACCAACAAATTCATTTAACTCACTTATTTTTTTATTTAGATTAATTGCTGTTATTTGACCTAACCCTAACTTTTCACTAACAGCATTTGCAGTTGTTAATAACAAATCAATAGGTGCTGCCATAGCCCTAAGTACAACGGTATTTATTTCCATTGCACCTCTTAAAATTTGTTTTGTTATGTTAGCATTTCTTTCAGCAGCTTCAATTTCTAATTTACTTGTAATTTGTTTTTGTTTTATCTGCTGTTCCGTTGCTGCAATTACTTCATTTGTTTGTTTTATCTTTAAGTTTAAAATTTCCTTTTCACTTAAACCTTGAAGTTTTAAAACATTATCTTGAGAATTTAATTCTGTTAGTTTTTCCTTTTCTTGATTTACATTTAAGTCTGTTAAATTATTTAATTCTTTTTGCTCTTCACTTACACCACTTACAGCAGCTTTAATATCATCCCAATATGCAACAACAGTTCCTAAAGCAACTACAAATAAACCTATTCCAGTTGCGGCTATTCCTGTTTTAATTCCTTTTAAAGCATCCCTTTTCAACAGATTCACTTTCTGCACCAAATAAAGCAGCTGCACCTTGAGCAGCAGCAAACCCTGAAGCAACTCCACCAATAACATTACCAAATGCAGCTACTTTTTTATCAGCACCAGCAAAGCCTTCAATTTCAGAACGTAAATCTCCAATATCGTCTTTTACTTGACCTAATCTTTTTAAAGTTGAAATATATTGTTCTGACCCTTGCTCTAATCCAGATAATTCTTTTTGTAACTCTTTAAACTCACTTTTTAAATCAGATAATGATTTTGCACCACTTATATTGGTTTTAACGTCTATTTCAATTACTTCTTTTGCCATTTGTAATAAGTACCTTTTATGAGTAAACTCTAATTTCTATTGTCATGTAATCTAACTGACCATTTGCGCTTGCTCCTGTAGTATCCCATGTTTCAACATCTATTTCATCTTCATTTTGCCAGTTAACGTATGTAAAGCCTTGAGCTGTGTTATTATGGAATATTAAAGTTTTATATTGTGTAAACTCGCTTGTTAATGTTCCTGTGTAATTACCAACTCCATTATAAGTCCACGTAATTAAATCAGTTAGTGTGTTTTCAATTATAGTCGCTACAGGTGCAGTTGTGCCTGTTTGCTTCAATAAAGCTACATACTTTTTATAAGTTATATTATTATAACTCTTAATTCCATTGTTATAACTAATATTCGATTCGCTTATTGTTATTCCGCTACTATTGGTTACAGATACATTTGAAATACCTGCCAATACAGTTACACCAGTTGAGCTCGTTATTGATATATTACTTGCACCGTCTCCTACTATGTTATCGTTTCCCGTTACAATTACGCCTTTTCCCGAACTAACTAAATTATTAAACCCACTTACTAAAGCCCCATCTGCTACTTGGTTATTATTGTAAGTAGTTCCTATTCTTGAAGTTGGTGCAATGTTTATTCCGTCTATTTCTTCATAACCGCCATTGATATCTATTCCGTTGTCGTCTTCATAAGGTGGCAATGTTTTAAGTTTTATAAACTCGCATTTGGTTGTTTCGTTGTTTATCCTATCGTAATCAATTATCTTATTTAACCTCCATACTTCGTTTTCAAAAAAGAATGAATCCCTAAAATCTAAACTTTGAACGTCAAACTCATTTAAGTAAAAGTAACCTACAAATAATTTAGAATCTTTGTCTGCTATCTGTTCTATATAATCCCTCCAATATTTATTATAAAGATTGTTAGCTGTATACCTTGTTGGATTGTAATTAACTTCACGTGGCACGCCAAATGATAAATCAAAAGTTGGCGAATCAACATCATCTAAATGCCCGGCATAAGCATAGTTGGTCCTTAAAGTAGTTCCACTACTCGCAATATGTGACCATTGAAACGCTGTATCTTTTAAACCTCCATAATATAATATTCTAATATTAGAGTTCGTTGGTTTTATTTGCCCATTCGTATCAACTCCGTAAATTTTAGATATTACTCTATCATGCCCTATTGTGTTAACCAAAGGTGTCGGACTAAATATAACTTCTGTTTTTACTTCGCCTTTTAAGAAATCATTTTGAATATCGTATTGTTGTTGTCCGTAAATTTCGTTATACCTTGTTTTATAAAGGTTGTTAAAATAATCTTTATCTTCTTTGTAAGTAAATAGGTAAGTCTTATTATTTAACTCACCCATCGGTATTATCTTTGTTTCCTTTGAGTAGTCAAGTTTCTGCGACCAGTCTCTTGTAACTCCACTACTATAAAAAGTAGGTCTCGGCTCAATGATTAAGTTATTAGGATTTGTTTTATCTATTTCAACGAACAAATTAAACATCTTAATTATTGAGTTGAAAAAATCACTTTGCAATACTTTGTCAGGTAATACGTTGTTTAATTCTAAGTCGTCTCCCTCTTGTAAGTTAGTATCTGCCAATGCCACCGCAAAGTAACTATCAGCTAAAAAGTTCATCTTAAAATTAGAAGTAGTGTTATGAGTTTGAAAAGTTCCACCACTCTTATAAATAGTATCTACAAGTGTACTGCCTTGCTGACTTAAATTATATCCCAATGTGCTTTCTACATACTTAAATTGCAGTATATCATTTTGATTTAAAAAAGTAGTTACTGAAAAAGTACCTTCGCTTGTTAAACTTGTTGCGCCACTTGTTAATGTTGATATTGTGCTTGCTGTAAACATAAAAGAATCATCTATGTCTACAGATGCAGGTAATTCTTTTAGCCAACAGTTTCGACCTGCTATCATTTGTAAAGTATTTTTAAACACTCCCATTTGTCCTACATGCCTACGTGCCTGACTTAATGTTGCAGTTGATGTACTCGGCTGATGTGTTATATTTGCTTTTATAAAAGCTGTTATTGTGTAAGTGCCTGCTTTTGGTACTACAAACGTATTAAAGTCCGCACCGCCATTAATATCATACCAATGATTGCCACCATCAAAGTTAGGGGGTGTTGTTTTATCTGTGAAACTTACATTACTTGTTAATGGTGCTACTAAATCATTTAATACGCTAACAGTTGAAACCTTACTTGCTCGCATCGTTCGTTCCCTTACTTGCTCCGCTGTTACCTTTAATGTGGATGCGCCTGAATAAGGTAAGATTAAATTTTTAAACATTTCGCTATTAAAGAAATTCGATTGATACGAATAACCAGCCTGACTAAACATTTTATCAATAATAGTCTTTATATATATAGCAGGGAAAATATGCTCAACTCTGAATTGAGTATTTACAGAATAACCATAATCAATATGTGGATAAACATAACCATCGCCAAAATCACGATACCAACTTAAATACTGATTGTTTAAAGTGTACGTGTGATCGTATTCGCTTAAATCTATTTCTCTTAAATACTTATTAGTAAAGAATTGATATATGTTTTGAAGTTCCCCAAAGAAAGCAACCTCATAACTTATTTCGTATTTATCAGTAACGTTTACATTTAACAATTGACAAATACCGCTCATTTGCAAAGCATTGTTGTAATATATTTCAGCCTTTGCTTTTAAGTTCGGATTAAAATTCGGATTAAAGTTAGTACTGCCTGAACTATCCACAACTGCATTAACATTCCAAATATTTGAAAATAGATTATTGTTAAACGAAGAGCCAGGCAATATAACTGTTTTGCTCCATGTAGTACCTTTCTTTTCAGGCTCTCGTATGTCTGCAATGTCAAAGTTAAGAGGAATACTAACATCGTCCTTTAAATCAATCTCTTCGTTGTTAATGTATATTTGTGTTAAAATCATCTTCTTTGTCTTTTTCTGTTTTGTGAATAAGTAAATGAAATAACTAAATTGAATAATTGTTCACTTGCAACATATTTAGTTTGATAGCTTGAATTAGTAATGTTAACAGATACTAAATCGTTACCATCGTAAATGTAAACATCGGGACTTGTTACTAATTGCTCTAACCAAATTGATTCTGCTTCGGTTATCCAATCACTATTAATTGTTATCGTATCGTCAAGTATAGTTTCGTATTGGCTTAATCCCCTACTTGTTGTAGAATAATTATAATTAACTCCGCTCCACTCGTTTGGATTGCTTTTAAAAGTATTGCGTTTTATATTCGTGTTTTTAGTAGTTGCGCCTGTAAATGTGTAATAATCATACTTACCATAGTTATTCATAAACTTAAAACGAATAGGCGTGTACTTTGAGCAAATATCTTCGCCAGGGTAAATACGTATAGTTTCACTTACTTCAGTTCCAGAACTATTTTTAATTCTTACATCGTAATATTCATAACTTGCTGAGAATATAGGAGTTGTGCCATATGATAATTCACTGTCTATTAAACTACTCAACCAGTCATGATCTACTCTAATATCAATTGAACGGTCTTTTATATTTGTTATATCTTTATAAGGATTTTCAACTCTTACAGTGTTAAATATAGTTCCTTCGTCATAAAAACTAACTATTTCCAAATCATGAGCTTCATCTATTTCATCTGTCATAAATCCTAAAATTAACTTCTCACCAGTCCTTGTTTCAAAAGTTGGCCTATCAGTTAAAAATTGTGAATCAGTATCATTTAAAACATAAGTATTTATGTTATAATTTAAAAAAATTAAAGGGTCAAACACTCCATTAAATGCATAATCAGAAACAGATTCTAAGTTTGGATAGTTAGTTATCCCACTACTTGCTCCATATTGTTCACCAAATTGAACAGTATATGATGCTATTGAGTTTTCACATTGATTAAATGTTTTATTAAAATCATCTGCATTTCTACTTAAATAGTTTTGTATTATTCCTGAAATATCAAACACTCCATAATTGTTAGTCGGATTTGTTACACATGTTAAACGCGTATATGATGCGCTACCATTTACATAAACATCTGCTATATATCTGAAATTAGGTTGTAAATAATTATCACTTTCCAAAGTGAAAATCATTTGATTATATGCCGGTGCGTAACTGTTTGGTGAACTGTTAATCGTTAATGCCATCTTCGTATGCTTTTAATACTTTTTTTCTAAATGTTTCTAATTCTTTTGATAAAAAAGGATAACCACTATATTTAAATCTTTTTATAGTACCTTTTTGTAATATTTTATTTGCTATTAAATAACTTAATGTATCCCTTGATTTAGCTTCTACTTTTCTTTGCAAGTCAGGTTTTTGTGATATCCATACTTTTATATCTTTTTGTAAATTATATAAATCTGTTTGAGTGTAACCAGGTTTTGGTGGCGTACCTTCTTCTACTTTTTTCCAATAATCTTCTAATTCAATTCCAAATTTCAATAATCCATTTTCATATTCAAAAGGTAATACAGGTGCTATTGATGCAGATAATTTTCCCGATGCTATTAAATTTTTTTCTTTTAAATTTCTTTGTGCTTTTTTGATTAACCATTCTACAGCTTTTGTTAAATCACCTTTTGGGTAATCTTTTCCGCTTAATTTATCTTCAAGTGTTCCAAATAAATCATCTAATTCAGATGATTTTTCAGATGTTAATTTATATTTATTTTTTTCTGCCATTACACAAAAGATGTGTTTATTTTAATTATTTCAGGTAATTTATTAGAATAATATTTTAATTGAATTTCATACCATTCATAAAATATTTTATCTATTACTTTTTCATTAAAATTTATAACATTATTTATTTTATGAGCTTCACCATCCCTTTGATATGATAACATCAATGATGGTATATTTATTTCAGTATGTATTATTAAATCAGAAAAAAAA